GTTTCCCACCGGCAGGTCGCGCAGACGATAGGCACTCCCTCCCTCCGTACAATGCGCGACACAGTAGCCGAACGAACTGGAGACGAGGCGACATGAATGGCCGGACGAACTGCAGAGCAATTTCGAGCCGACGACGCGATGAGGCACCGGGAATCGGTGCGAACGAAGTCAACGGTCCCGATCACGGTTTCCGCGAAGTCACTTCGCCGCCGAACGCGCCTCGAAAAGAAGATCAAGAAGTGGCTTCGGTACTACTACCCTCAAGTCTTCGTCTATGACTTTACTGAGAATCAGGGGGCAATCGTGCAGGCGATACTTACGGCAGCAAAGGAAGGTGGCGACCAGGCTATTGCGGCCCCACGCGGCGACGGCAAGACGTCGATTGTCGAGTGCGTCGTCGTCTATTGTGTACTGACTGGGATCCTGTCGTTCCCCGTAATCTTCTCTGCCACTGGCGACGATGCCGAGCGGATCCTGGAGACCATCAAGCGGGGGCTCGAAGAGAACGAGCGGCTGGTCGAGGATTACAACGAAGTCTGTGGGCCGGCAGTCGCCCTGGCGGGTCGTGCCAACCGTGCCTCCGGGCAAGAGGTGGCTGGCAACATCGGCACAGCCAAGTTCGACAGCCAGCGGACACGGATCAAGTGGTCCGGTCGCAAAATTGTCTTTCCCACCATCAAGTGCAAGGGATCGCGGGCGAATGGGCAAGTGATCACGACCCGTGGGCTCGACGCGGCGGTCCGGGGTATAAAGTACGGGACGATGCGGCCGGACCTGGCTGTCATCGACGACCCGGAAACCCGGGATATCGCTTGCAGTGACGACGATCGGCAGCGGATCAAGTTGGGCCAGAAGATTGACCAGGACATAGCGGGCTGTGCTGGCCAGACTCGCCGCCTGTCCCGCGTGATCCTCACGACGCTGATGTCCCGCAAGTCGCTGTCGGCCCGGTATACGGACCCGAAAAAGCAGCCTAGCTTCCGCGGCAAGCGGTTTCGGTACATGGTCAAGCCTCCGGAACGCCAAGACCTCTGGGATGAGTTCGTCTCGCTCCAGGAAGCCGACTGGGCGGTCGAGCCCCGCATGCAGACGGCCCACGATTTCTACCTAGCCAATCGCGAGACGATGGATGCGGGCGCCGTCGTTGGCAATCCGCACCGCCGGGGTGACGATCTGGAAGTTTCGGCGATCGAGACGTACTACGTCGAGGTCGCTCGGCTCGGCGCTGAGGCCGTTGCCACCGAATTCGACAACGATCCACCCGAGGAAGATGGCCCGATAGAGTCCGGCATTACACCCCACCGCGTTCAGTGTCAGGTATCGGGCTACGATCGTCGAATTGTGCCCATTGGCTGCAACATTGTCGTCCAGGGCATCGACGTGCGGAAGATCGCCCTACACTGCGTTGTGCGAGCCTGGCAGCCCAATGCGATCGGCTACACGATCGATTACGGGGTGCAAGAGGTCTGGGGCACCATAAAAGGCACTGACGACGGGCTACAGCAAGCGATCTTCCGGGCTCTACATGCCAGGATGGAGGATATCGAACAGAATCCCTACACACACCCGGATGGCCAGATCGTGCCCGTGGCACTGACTATCATCGATGCGGGCTGGCAGCAAGATCCGATCTACGACTTTTGCAAATTCGCTGGGCAACAGCACTTCAAGCCCGCGAAAGGTTTCGGGAAATCGGCCGGCTGCATTCAGACACGGTTTACGGGCGTGTTGCGGTCGACGGTCGACAAGCGCCCGGGTGATCACTGGTTCCTGAGCCGGCAGCCCAAGGGTGTTTGGCTGGTCGGCATGGACACCGACTACTGGAAGGCATGGGAACACGACAGATGGATGACGGACCCGGGGAAGCCTGGATCCATGCAGGTCTTCGGCGATGCGACACCGGACCAAGGACGGCTGTCGCACGATCAGAAGGGTCACCATTCCTACGCCCATCACATCTGTAGCGAAGTAGAGGTCGAGGAGCCTGTCAAGGGTAAGGGGTTGGTTCGGCGTTTCAAGTCGAAGAGTAACAACACCCACTACCTGGACGCGAGCTACATGGCGGACGTTGCGGCGAACATGAAGGGTATTTTGTTGGCGAAACATTCCCAACAGCCGATTGTACCTCAGGCGCTCTTGCCTGCCGGTGGTTGGTTTTCTGGGGCGGTAAAGCGGTAACACTTAAAGCATTGGAGGCGATGCGATGACGAATGACGAGACTATGGAGCTGTATCCTGCCGGTTCGCACTGGTTCTATTGTTGTGCTGAGTGGGCGATGGATCTTGACAAACCAACACTGAAAGAAGCCACTCAGGAAGTTGTGGCCGTACATACGCACGAAGGCATTGTACGTGCCATCCGCATAGACAGCACCACTTTCGACGAAGCGGCAGACAGTGTTGGCTCAATGTCCTTTGAGTCGAATGAAATATTGTTCTATCGCACGGCCAAAGAGGCAGCCTTTGAAGAGGCTGGATTTCAGCTTCTTCAAGCGAAACGATTCCTTGCGTTCGCTAGAAAACTGCGGGCAATAGCGAAATGACCTACGTCAAGCTAGACAAAGCCGACGGCCCGAAATGCCCGCACTGCGGCTGCCGGGACTCCGAGATACTGAAAGGCTCGGCCGCCGGTTCATGGTTCGGCGGGCGACAAATCAGCCGACCGATGGAGATCCCACCGGAGTTCGCCACGCAAGGAACGGCCGTCTGTGGCCACTGTGGTCGCCGGTTCACCGTCCACCGCGACGTGGAACCCGAAGCGGCCGACGCACTCTACGCCGACGAGGAGCCTGTCGTAGACGAACCTGCCGAGATCGCCGAAGACTTGGATGCTGCCAAGAAGGTGCCGATGCCTGCCAAGTTGCAGTGCCCATCGTGCAAGTCATTCGATGTCATCGTCCGGAGCACCAAGCGGGCGAAACCACCCTCTACGAGAACGTGGCGGAATCATTTTTGCCGCCAGTGTAATTTTACGTTTCAGAGTTACGAGGAAACCGATTCAGGAGGATAGAGACGATGGAAATGTTTGACGCCCCCATTGAGCCCGGCGAAGCCGTTGTCGCACCCGCTGGTGCCACGGTTCAACAGACCAAGCATTGCAGCGATTGTGTCCACTGGGCGAAGAAGGGCAAGCCCGGCCGCGTTCGGCTCTGCCGACATCCAAATTTGCTGATAAATTCCCCAAGTAGAAAGAAGGACGGTGCCGAGAGCTGCCTGCTTACGGGGCCGAATTTTAACTGTGGCTTCCATGAGTTCGGCGAAACAACCATCACCCTGGAATTGAAAGACTTCCAGTTCACTGTCGGGCCATCGGGTGAATGGGAGCAGGTTCCTGCCAGTAAGAGTGTTGACGTGGACGCTATACAAAAGAAGGCGTATTCAGAGAACTACGCGCTGTATCTTAAAGAGCATCTGCCACGCATCTTTCCTGCCGGCTGTGAACAGGTAGAGGCACCGCAGGCAAGCGATCAGGATATCGTTGAGTGTCCGCCAGCCGAAGAGGTGCAAGAAACAAACCATGGCCAATAGGCTATTCACCGACGATGAGCAAGAGGGGGTCCGTAAGGCACTCCGTGACCTGAAGGCCGCCGTCCTTGCCGAGATCGAGCCGCTGTTACGTCCGGTCCTCGACGCCTTGGCGCGATTCCTTCGTCGCTTCTATCCTGACGACTGAGGCCGACGCCCCTTCAGAGGCGGAATAAACGCCTTGGCCTCATTCTCACCGATGATATAGCGCCCACCGACGAACTGGCCTTTCAGCAGCCCTTGCTCGCAATACCGCTGGACTTGCCGGGCGGATCTGCCGATTATCTTGGCGGCTTGTTTGGTGTTGTGGTATCTCATCGAGTCTCTGCTGTTGGGGTTGTGCCGTTTCCGGCGGGGTGGTTAGGTCAACTCGCCGTATAGACGGCATACCCACCGTCAATGTCGGGCTCACAGGCAACCATGCCGGTCTCGATCGTCGCCCCGTGCTGGCCGGCCAGCGACACCACAGCTTCCTCTAACTGCGTGATGCTGCCATCGCACTCGGCGTCCCATGGGCCAGACTCCTCGCCGCCGTGATTCCATTTAATTCGCCACGCCCATCCCTCGTCGTCGGGGTCTTGAGCGTCCCAGTAAATCGTTGCCTCGGTGATTGTCATGTCTCGTTTCTCCTCGTGTAAGGGGGTAACGCGGTCCGGTAGTCGGCCCGCTAGTCCCCGGCGCTGCCGAGCGCCAGGGTATAGGGGGCCGCCCGGTCAGTCGGTCAGTTCTTCGATCAGATCAGACAGATCAGCAGGCCAGCCATAGGAATCGTCCGTTTCCACGTCGTCGGGCGTATAGCCATTTGCCAGCAGCCACCGACACGCTTCCTCGTTGCTGATCCACTCGGCGGAATCGAGCGAGCCCTGCCACTGGCTGGACCGCCAGATGTAATATCGGCCTCGCCGCGACCGATACAGTTCCTCGTGATCCCACTGTGAGCCGGTGGCTAGGCTCACGTTGTTGTTACCATCCCACTGAGTGCCTTCATTCCAGTGACCTCTGGCGTTGTCGGTTTCCACAATCATGCCATCCGTCATTTGCATACGTGCCATCACTCGTACCTCCTGCGCTTTGCGCATTTGATAGTGCCGCCTACCGGGCGGTGCGGTTGGCCAATAGTCGGCCCGCTCCCTCTGCCACCGTTTCCGGTGGCGTCGGGGCCGGGTCGGCTGCTCAATAGATACTGTCGCTCGCTTCCATTTCTTCAGTCAATGTCATCCCTCGCGGCGACTTCCAATCCTTCGGAGGCGCGGCTGCATCATGCGTCTTGGCAACCGGCTTCGCGGCTTCGCGTAAGAGTTTGGCCTCGTCTTCTGTGATCGAGAATAGCCTCGATGTGTCGGCCCAGCCACATCCGTATCCAGTCCGAGAGGCCATGATTGCAGCGACGGCAGGATGGTTGTCATTGATTGCCAGCGAGTCGGTTTCGTCGAGTTTCCTGCAATTCAGCTCTTCGAGCGTGCCCTCGTAGTGGCCGCGGTCGCGTCCGATGCTCGTTTTGGTCATCGAATTTGTGAGCCACATTACCAATTGGCCAGTTGTTTCGTTCATCGTTTCGCTCCGTGTTTGAGGTGGTGTGTTTGTCATGCTCTCTTTATAGTCCGTTATCGGACGCATTACAACCCCAGGACATACAAAATCGACGAATTCCCGAAAGTATCTCCAGAGGTAGGGGAGGAATTGGGGTAACTACTCTCGCCACCCCCCGATTCTTGTGGATAACCGAAATATACAGCATCAATACTTACGCTATAGCCATAGCCCAAGCCCCCCTGCGATACTCTGTACATGAGTCTCGCAGACCTCAATACACTCTGGACCCAAGCCAATACCCTGATCGACGCCGGCGATTACGATGGCGCGATCGATGTCGCGCTAAAGGTCCAAATTGGCCTCTCGGTCACGCCGGAGGTCTCCCGCGGCGGCAATAACTCGCGTTCCGAGTACGACCTCCCGAACGCGGAGCAGATCAACGCATTCATCCGGAATTGCAGGTCCCGGGCCATTTCGAAGCGAACGGGCGGCTCGATCCAACTCAGCGAGATCACCCCGACCCGAGCGGGGTTAGTATGAGCGACCTGTTTGCAAATTCGGTCGCCATCGTCGGGGCATCGTTGCCACGGGCCCGAACGGTCGCTCCCCAACCTGCCACAACCGGCGAACGTCGCTGGGAGGCTGCGGAGACCACGCGGCTGAATCAGTCGATGTGGGCCGGGGCCGACGGGGCTCCGATCAATTCGGACATCGCGCTCGATATGCCCAACCTCTGGGCTCGGGCGGCCTATGAGGCCCAGAACAATCCGACGGTCGAGGGCGTGATCGAGACCCACGCAACCGATATCGTCGGCCCAGGTGGCCCGACCCTGCAGGTCCAGAGTTCCGGCGATGCCTATAACGAGGCCGCAGAACGTGTCTGGAAGCGGTTTTTCTATGCCCCCACGCCAAATCCACGGTTCTCCGGTGCATCGCTCCTCAAGCTCTGGATCCGAGCACTCTGGAAGAAAGGCCCGTTTCTCGCCCAGATTGTGACGGTCCCCCATGCGGATGGTCCGGTCAAGATGCGGATTCAGCCATTGCATGCCAGCCGATTGGTCACGCCGATGGATCAGACCGGCAATCCCAACATCTTTGGCGGGATCGAGTTTGATCCGGTGTTTGGTGTCCCGCTGTCGTACTACATCGCGAAGCCGACGGCGATGGGCCAGCCGTTAATGATGCCGACCAATAAGCCAGAGAAGATCCCGGCCGCCGACATCATCCACGAATTCATCGTGAAAGAGGAGGGGCAGGCCAGCGGGTGCCCGTGGCTCGCGTCCGGGCTACAGACCATTTCAGACGTCCGGGGATATGACGGTGATGTGCTCGACTGCGCGAAGCAAGCTGCACTGGCAGGCGTCTATTGGTTCACCAACCACGTTGAGGCCCCGCTGATAATCGTCAACGAAACGGCGGATATGGAGCGAATGCAACAGCGGACTGGGCCTCCAGGCTATGAGCCTCGCATGATGACGCCGCAGCAGCCGTCGCAGAATCACGTCGAATATCGCCATGACCGCCAGGGCGAGGTCGGCCGGCCCGTCGGGATGCCGGAAATGATAGTGCGCCACGATGCCAGCAAGCACAACTACGCCGGCGCGCGGTTCGACGATCAGGGATATGGATCGCGACTCACTGACATCCAAAGTTGGATCAGCGGAACCCCGCAAAACTACGGCGTTTTGAACCGGATTGCGGATCTGCTCTTAGCAGAGGCTCGGTTTACCGACCCGGCGCTGAGAAATCGCCCAGACGACGTGGCCTACGGTTGGGGCTGGCCGGTCCGGAAGCACGTCGACCCGAGCAAAGAGCGCGTTGGCGAGCGGATTGGCGTGGAACTGGGAAATCTGCCGTTCAACCTGGCATGCCGGCAGAACGGCCTGGACGAAGACACCGTCTTCGCCCTCGAAAAGCGAACCAACGACAAGCGGGCGGCCCTTGGCTTGACGCCCCTGCCCCCTCCCGGGCTCTACCTGTCGAAGACCGGTGGCGATGGCAGCCCCGGCCCGGAGCCCGACGACGACGAAACAACCGTCACCGACAAAAAGGCGACAGTCAATGGATAATCGACTCCGAGAGACATTGGAAAACCACGGATTGCCGAAGTCAGCGGACGACAGGGCCGCCCAAGATTTCTACGCCCATCTTCCACTGGAGGAAAAAGGCGATATTGGAGTCGAGTTGGGTGCCGAGGTCCGACACGCCGACGCCCCGCCCCTCCAGACCCGCGATACAGACGAGGAACTGACGACCCGGTCGATGTCCTTCCGTGCCGCGACGATCAACGAGGAAGATCGGTCGGTCGAGGCGATAATCGCCACCGACCAGCCCGTCGAGGTCTTCGATTGGGCACGAGGCGAACGGATCGACGAGGTGTTGTTGACAGACGGTGCCCAACTGCCGAAACGCATACCGCTACTGAACAATCACTCCCGGTGGTCGACCGACGATGTACTGGGCTCCGCCCGGCAGATGCGGACCGAAGAGGGCATGATCGTCGGCCGTCTGGAATTCGTTCGCGATGACGTCGACGTCGAAAAGGTCTGGAATAAGGTCCGTCAGGGCCACCTCACCGACGTCAGTGTCGGCTACCGCGTCGAAGAGGCGATTGAGATCGAACCGGGCCAATCGGCCACCATTCAAGGCCGTACGTTCACGGCCAAACGCCGCAAGTTGCGGATCGCGACCCGATGGGCACCCAAAGAAGTGTCCGTTGCCATAATCGGTGCCGATCAGGCCGCGAAGATGCGAAAAGCAATCCAATTCTCGACCCTAAAAGGAGGCATTCCCATGCCCGACAAACTGAGAAAGTACCTGGTAACCCTCGGGCTGCGAGCCGAATCGACCGACGCGGAGGCCTGGGCCTTCTACGAGAAGACCGCGGGAGCCGAGCGAACGGCTGCCGAAGCACTCGTTGGCGATGCCACACCGCCGGTGTCCAATCGTCAGGACCCGCAGGATCCGGCCGAAGGACAGCGTAGTGCAAAACCGTCGATACCGGCCACTCCCGCCGAGCCGCAACGCCAAGAGACTCCGCCGGAAGATCCCGTGGAAGCCGGCCGACAGGCCGTCGCCGACGAACGAACCCGCGTTGCCGAGATTCGCAACCTTGCGGGAGACGACGTGCCCGAGCAACTGGCACAAAGGGCCGAGACTGAGGGCTGGTCGCTCGACAAGTGCAGTGGCGAGTTCCTCAAGGCGGTTCGCGAGAAGCGGACTCCGTCGGCAGGCTTTGCCATCCACAGCCGGAACCATGAGACCGATTGCACTGTCCGCAGTATGGCTGCCGGCATGCTAATCGGTCAGGGCCTCGACCCGACGAAGCATTCCTTGCACGGTGGCCATGAACCTCCCCGGCGGACCGACAAGCTGACGGAAGAGGATGCCGATCGCGGGTACGATTTCCGAGCCATATCGGCCGTCGACCTTTGCCGCGAGTGTGCCCAGCGTGATACGGGCAAGTACCATCGGGATCCGAGCGAAGCCATCCGGGCCGCTGTCTCCGGCGGGACACTGAGTCACGTTTTCACGACCAACGTCTACGCCCGGCTGATTGCGGGCTGGGAAGTGGTCGGAGACACGACCCTCGGGTGGTGCGACGAAGAGGACGTCGCGAACTTCCAGACGCAGGAGGATATCAGCCTCCGGTCGAACTCTCGTCTCGAAAAGTTGCCCCGTGGTGATACCGCGAAACACGCGGACATCTCGGACAGCCACGAGACCTACAAGATCGCTCGATTCGCCAAGCAGTTTGTCGCCGATGAGCAGGACTTCATCGACGACCGGCTCGGTGCGATCATGCGGATGCCCGAGGAACTGGGCGAGGCGGCCCGAGCCGTCCGTCCGGACATGGTCTATAGCCTCATGCTCGAAAACCCGAATCTCATCGCTGACGGCGGTGCCGTATTCAACAACACGGCCGTGACGACCACGGGCGGGCATGCGAACCTGACCACAGGTGCGTTGAGTTCCACGAACTTGAAGCTCGCGATCAGCGCGATGGTCAAGCAGCGGCTCAATCGAACGACCAACGAGCCTGGCAAGGCTTTGACCATTCGTCCGAAGTACCTGATCGTCCCCGCCGAGTTGGAATGGACGGCTCGCGAACTGACGGCCTCGGCCGCGTTGGCGAAGCTGTTTGCAGACAGTAATGATCCCTTCTACAGCCAGTTGAATTTGCTGGCCCAGGAAGGTATTAGGGTCGTCATCGACGATCGTATCGGTCTGATTGGCGTTACAGACCCCCATACGGGCGATGCCCGACTCGGAACGGATACCAACTGGTTCCTGACCAGTGGCGGCTCCAAGGGGCTGCGAGTGGCCTATCGTCGCGGTACGGGTCGGGTGCCGTCCATGCGTTCGTTTACCCTCGATCGCGGCCAGTGGGGTCTCGGCTGGGACATCAATCTTGATATCGGATCGGCCTTCCTCGACTACCGCCCGTGGCACAAGTCGACTGGCGCTGCGTGAGCTGAAAACACAACAATTTTTTGAAAAGGAGTTCCCTCATGGGAGAAGCTACAATTTCCAAAGATGCCACCACGATCGACGTTATCACTCCAGCGGCAGGCTATGCCTCCGGCGAAGTGATCCAGTTGAGCGATGGTCGCGCAGCGCAGGTTGTCGGTCTCAAGGCCCTTGTTGAGGGTGACCCGGCTGCACTGAAACCCGACGGTCAAGTCACCTTGGCAAAAACAGCCTCGGTCGTGATTCTCGAAGGCGCACCGCTTTACTGGGATCGTTCGGCAGGCACCTGTACGCCCCTGAAGGCCGTCGCTGGTGGCGATTTCTTCTGTGGTGTTGCGGTGAAGGACGCGGCCTCTGCCGATGCGACGGTTCTGGTCAATCTGAACGTCCAGCCGCAGTATACGATCGACCTACTTCGCGACCCGCTCGACGAAGTGCTTTCAGGCGATGCCACCTTGAAAGTTCATGGTGGAACGGCCGTGCTTGCCCTCATCGCCACCTCCGAGGTTGAGAAGTCCGACGCGATTTCCAAGCATTCGATTCCAGTGGTCAGCGGGTCGGCTATTCCGTTCATCGTCGAAGGGCGGATGGCGGGATACGGTGCCAGCGCCAACACGGTAGACATCAATGTCGGTCTTGCCAACGCAACGCACGCCACGGACGCCGAGGCGATCACCGAAGCGGTGTTCCTTCATCTCGACGAGGTTGCTGATCTGAACATCTTCGTCCATTCGGATGATGGCACAACTGAGGTGGCACTAACCGATACGACTATCAACTATGTTGAGGACACCTATTTCGACTTCGCCTTCGACTGCCGCGACCTGACGGACATTCAGATATACATCAACGGTGTTCTGATACTGCCGGACACCGTGTTCGCCCTGGGCGATGCGACCGGTCCGATCAAGCTGCTGGCTCACATCGAGAAGACGACCGGCACGGCCACGGGCGAGGTGCGAGTTTCCAAGCTCGCACTTCGTGCGACCGACCTTGCAGCGTGAGTAGTGTGATCGCCTCCCGTTGTGGCGGTCGGCCAGCATCCACACTGGTCGGCCGTCGCAACGGCTAACTAGGAGTAGCTCCGTGACATCGACGGCAGATGCCAACCTGGCAACGGCAGACGAACAGCATGCCGAACTATTCGGCACGACTGTCTCCTACGTCCGCGCATCGACTACGACATCGGATGTACCTGCCCGGGTAGCGATGCGTGAGTACGAGGTTGTCAAGGAAGGCGGGACGGTCACGATTGTTGTCGTGCGAGAGTACCTGATCGTCAAGTCAGACGTAACAATCGACTCCGTGGAAGTCGAGCCGCGACGTGGCGATAGGATCAAGGAAACGATTGGCGGTATCGTCAGGGACTTCCAGGTCTTACCGATGGCCGAGCGCCCCCACTGTGAGGAAGATGACGTGGACGGCCGTCTATGGAAGATCCGGACCAAGGAGGTTGGCACATGAGCCTTGCCATCCCCGTACAGGTTGCCAAGGACATCGCCTTGGAAATAGAGAACCACACATTCACGCTGAATCCGGGAGTGCATCGCCGGTACATGCAAGAGAAAGACCTGATCTTGAAGAACAATGATGATCTGCGGATCGATGTTCAAGTGGGCGATTGCGTAACACACATAATCAGCCGTGCGGAAACCAAGTATCTGTGCCGGACCGACATCGCGGTCCGCAAGCACTTCACGCAGGCGGAGGAAGTCGCTGCAACTGGAGAGATCGACACGGATGAGATCGACCGGCTGATTCTGTTGGTTCAGCAGATCCATGACTTCTTTTCCAGAAATGCGGAAGATGGTAGCGGGCGACGGCTGGCGACGTTCAACAACGCTGCCTTTGACAGTGCGGAGTTCCGACCGCTCTACGTTCCGGCCCACCTGCGAGAACATCGTCAGTTCACGGGCATCGTGGCCGTGGAATACGGGGTCATCACATGATCGGCCTAAAAGTCAAAATCATTGACGAGACGAAGAACGTCGAAAAGGCTGTCGAGAAGGCGTCGTTCGAGAACCTGGGGCATGCGGGCGCGAGCATTCGCAGGAAAGCCATTGCGTCGATCGAAAAGTCGGACAAGGCATCGCCAGCCGGATCCCCGCCACATACACGCATCGGAGAACTGCGAAAGGCGATCAGTTTCGATGTAGAGGACAAGTCGACGGCCGTAATCGGCCCACGGGCGAGTGCTGTAGGCCAAGTGGGCGCTGCCCAGGAGTTCGGCGGTCGATATAAGGGCGGAGACTTTCCGAAACGTCCGTTTATGGGACCGGCATTGGAGGAAAGCCTCGATCGATTCCATGAGTCCTGGCGAGGATCCGTCCATTCCTGATGGATAAAGCAAACACAACCTTTAGAAAGGGATAAACATGTCCACAAAAATGGCGTTTGAAGGCCAAATGTTCATCGGCACCGCTGACGGTACGACCACCGCGGCGACTCAACTACCGAATATCACCGAAGCCTCCTACAGTTTCGAACCAAAGAAAGCCCCG